TGGATATTTATATTTAAAGTTTTTTAAGGAAGTTTTCAAAGATTTTTAAGCTTACGGCTTCAATCTCTTTGCTAGATGCTTGCTTAATTTCTTGCTTTGCAACATCATGTTGTTGTTCGGTCCATATACCGTTAACCAACATCCATTCCTTACCTTCCATAATGCCTTGTACAAAAGCACCTGGCGCAGAAGGATCTGCTACAATATCTGCCGCTGTGGCCAGATGAAAGTCTCCTTGAACGACATTGATGCCGTTTTCCATTTTAAGAGAACCCATACCTCTTGATGATACACCTAGTTGTGCGCCACCTTCAATAAGATTTCTTGCAATGTTACCCATAGGGGTTTCAAGAATTTTTGCTTTGCCTATCCAAGCATTTCCTTCTTGGCGTAGTCCAACAATTAAGTGAGACACACGGTCAAGATTAATGGAAGGGGTGTCTGGATGTCCCAGTTCACCAAAGGCACGATTTTTTGTAATGTATTCTTCGTTATAACGGTTAACTTCATTACGCATCGTTTCTTCTTTATACATGCGTTTGTTTTTGTTAACAGCTTCTGCAACTAGAAACGGACCTTCAATGAAAAGAGTTTTCTTTCCGTCTTTTTCTTCCGTTAAGTATTGTACTGATTCGCTAAGTTCTCTAATGAGTTTCATTGTAGTCTTTCTGATTAAGGTCTTAAACCATATGAACCATAATTAAATGCGGCTGGATCACTCAATTGACCACGTTGATAGTGTTCGTTATCTTTACGCAACTCCAATATCATTGTGTAACTGTCGTTTGTTGTCATGCCTCTTGTAGTCACACCAATATCACCTTTGCATCCTGATGTACCTTTTGCATTGTTTGGTATTGTTACCCAGTTACCGGCAGAATCATATTCTCCGTTACCGTTTAATGCCATAAGAGGTACTTGTGTTGATGCATTCCAATATAGAGTCACATCACCACCTGCAGCACAATCATACCACAAACGGTATAGCGATAGGCCGTAAAATCCTAATGCACCAGTATTTGCAGCACTGGTAAGTAAATTGCCTTTAGATGTATCCATTGCACCATATAATGTGTTTGCTTGAATACGTACAGCATTTGCTTCTTGGCCACTTGATCCATCAAAAGAACCAGTTAACTTAATAACTGCATGTTCTGTTGTGTCTTTTATTACTTGATATGTAAATGAATTTGCCATTTGTAATTCCTGTTATTGTTTGAATAATATTTATACCAGTATATCAAAATTAGGTTTCACTTGGTTCAGCTGCATAGAGAACTTCATCTTCTGCTGTTGCATCAGAAGGATTCATTAATTGTTTTGCAACTTCAACTTTATGTGTCTCTATGTGAGCTCTAACTCTATCATGTAGTGCAGAGTATAATGCGTTACGCATTTCAATTGCGTTGTCTGTTTCTGCATAGTCTACGATTTGTCTTGATGTTTCCATGTTATCTCCTAATTATAAAATGCGTTTCAATCTGGTAAATGTTGTCTCAACTTCTTCTAAGCTGAGGTCACCTTTAACTGATTTTGAACCACTGGAACTTTTTGATTTACTTTTTGCTGGTGTTGATTTTGAAGAACCACCACCAGAACTACCACCACCTGATGCTCCGCCTGCTGCAGGATCAGGCATTAATTCTGATTGTTGTACCATTTGGTCGGTCTGAACTTGTGCTGCCATTTGCTGTGAAGCAATATCATTTGTTACAGACACTGGCAAACCAAGGCCATCCTCTTTCTCTTTGTCTATTTCTTTTTGCATTAGAGTGATTTCATCATCAGTCAAACGCAACACGTTTTGTTGAATCCAATTTTGTGAGAAATAACGACCTGTATATGGATCAACTGATTGTAATAGTGTCAATCTTTGAGTCATCAATTCTGCTTCTTTTAATTCTGAGAAGTTATTATCTTTGATGTAATCGTAATGTATATCTTCTTTGAATAGATTCCATTCATCTTCTGTACAGATGCCTTTTAATACACACTGCACACGCAATGCTTGATTAAACACTTCTGAGAATTTGTTACGTAATCTATCAACAAACTTAGAAAACTTTAATTCATCACGGGTAATTTCTGATGAACGGCCAAGTGAGAACCCTTGGTTAGGTTCTAACCTGGAGACTGGAACGCACAAAGCACCATATAGTTTCTTCTGAAAGTATTTAACATCTTCCAGCTCACCTAGGTTCTGTCCACCTGGCAGTGTGGTAATCTCTGTGCCTTTGCCACCTTCTCTACGTGGTAACCAGAAGTCTTCCATCATGGACATAAACTTGCGGTCATCACGGACTTCACCAGTGTTAGCATCATATACAAGTTTGTTTTTATACTTGACCATAATGTCACGGAGATATTGTTCCGCTTTTAACTTTGGTAAGTTACCAACGTCAATGTAAAAGATACGGCGTTCTGGAGCTCTCGAAATACGGTAAATGACCGTTGCATCCTCTATCATACGTAATTGGTTGAGAGGCTTAATTGCTTTATGTAGATAACTCAGAACAACCGCACGCCGTGAGTCCATAAGGCCAGACACCACCGAAATAATAGAATCGGTTGTAATGCGAACACCAACAGGACCAAAATTGGATGCACTACCACTAACAACCTTGTCGTTGTAGATGTAGTATTCGTTTACTGGCTGCATAAGGTCTGCACCAGTTCTTTCGTCTTTTTGTTTCTTCATCTCACGGACTTTACGTAATCTACGTGGGTCGATGTAACGAAGTTCTTTAATACCTTCTTGTGGTTTTTCACGGTCAATAATCATGTGGTAATACATTCTACCATCCACATAATATCGGCGGAAAATATCTTGTGCCATATTCTTATAACTCAATAAACGTAAGATGTTATTGAATTCTTCTTTAATGGCTTTCTTAATCTTATCGTTAACTTTCAAATCATCTAAAACGATTTGTGTTATTTTACCATCATCGTCTTGTACAATGGCTTCATTAACTATATCATCTATCGCAGATTCAATTTCAGGTTGCATTGCCATTTCACGGTAACGAGAAATAAGTTCTACCTCATTCTTTGCGGTACCGTCAAGGTCAACATAAGTGCCGTAGTATGCGGCAGATGTAATAGTTAATGCCCCATCATCCTGCGTTGGAGGCGCAAATGATTGTTGGCCAAGAGCTTCTTCTTCATCCTTTTGACGAGAGATTGTAAAGCCGAATAGTGAAAATTTGTTGTTGTTTGCCATATTTTGTGTGTAATTATAAAATCAAAAAAACATGGGAGACCCTATTGGGCCTCCCGCATATATCAAGATGTTGTGTCTGTTTCCCAGAATTGGTAAGCAAATGTACAAGTGAATTCCTCAATTGCATCATTTGAACTCCAATCTAGGTCGATTGGTGCTAAGTCTAATGGAAATGCGCCAACAAATTTATATTTCTTTAATTCGTTGCCTGTTTTTCCGTATTGAATAACACTTGCATCAACAGCATATCCGTTAGAATTTTTTGCTGATGCACTTCTCAGATTACCTGAATGACTATTGATTGCGTTCATCCAATTCTCTAAAGAATTTCTGATGACAAAATCTTCATCATTGATAATTGTTAATGTCCAGTCTGTAAACGTTCTGTTGCCAGCAAACTTCATCTCACGACCGAAGTAATAGAGTGGAACAGTACCGATTGACGAACCTGGTAGTTGAGCTGTTTTGGCCATAAAAGTTATTTTTTGGCCAGCAACTGTTGCGTTGGTTACAAGTGATGGGAATATTAAAGAGACAGAGAATAGATTTGGACGGGCACCGTCACCAATCATATTTGCTCTGAATTCTGCTACATTAAATGACATTGTTTTCTCCTATCGTTTATTTATTAAGCTGCGCCAACGATTGTTACGAAGTCAACACCAGTACCAACAGCGACAAAGTTCAACTGAATGTAGTTGATTGAACGTGCAGGTTTAATGTAGATATCACCAACAAACTGGTTACTATCAACAACTTGTTGTGTATTATTAGTTGAATCGCAAACAACTCTAAAATCTGTCAAACCACGGCGACCTTGAATGTCACGCAAGAATGGTGAAACTAGAGCAATGAATTGTGCTCTTGTGAATTCATCGTTTAATTCGAACATTGAATATTTGGCAGCTTGTGCAATTGCCTTTTCAAGTGTGATAAACAAACGGCGAACGTTGATTCTATCGAATGCAGAAGGTTTGGCCAATAAAGTTTTATCACCAAACAATACTGTACCTTGACCTGGGAACGATACAACTGGATTAACGCCTGCTGCATATAGTGTGTCACGGAATGATTTGTTTGGATTCCATGCCAACTTGATAGAGTTCTTAATTGCACCACGATTGTAACCTGCTGGTGAGAACCATGGATCACGAATGTTGTCTGTGTATACACATAGACCAGCAATGTCACCGTTTAATGGTATCCAACGATATGTGTTATTGTATTTGTCGAACTGGTATTTCCAACCAGAGTCGGCCATAACATAAGAAGAACTTCTTGATAGTGCTGTCAACCAATCTTGAATGTTGGTTGTTTCGCTTCCTGCTTTATTAACAACGTCAGCGTAACGTGGTGAAATAAAAGCAACACAATCTGCACGACCAACAGCAATGTTATCAATAACATATTGTTGAACCGCAACAGAGTGGCCACCGGTTAAAACTAAAGCTACATCAATATTTTCTTTATTTCCAAACAAGTCATAAGAAGTTTCAATATTACCGTCTGTAGGTGCTACGGTTGAACCTGTGCTTAAATTAATCAACTGATTTGTTGTTGGATTTGCAAAAGTTCTACCTGCCGCAGTTCGGCCCCATGTGGCATTTGTTGTTGCATAGTTAACTGGATCCATTGCGTAGATATATTTTGAGTTATTAAAAATAACTTGTTTATAATAGTTAGTTAAACCATTAATAACCGCATCAGATGCCGCAGATACGAAACCGTATGTTTCTAAAATTGAACCAGCAGAACCGGTAAACAAACCATCTTGGTCAATAACAACAATGTGCATCTCATCATTTACACCATTAACGGAATCAGCAAAATCTGATGTGCCCGGCGCAGATGTGAAATAGTTCTTGTATGCCCATGTGCTATATGTTTGTGTGTTTGCACAAACAGCAATAGAGATAGAATTTCCTAGAACACCAGGATATCTGCCCGCAAACGGACCATAATCATTACCATTGTTACTTAAAAGGAATTGAGCTTCATAAGCATCTTCATTTTTAATTTGTACGTTTAATGCACTACCATCGGTTGCATTGTTTGCTAATGCACCAACTGAACGAACCAAACTTAAATTATTACCGTAAGATAAGAAATTTGCAGCAGTAAAGAAAGATACTGCTGAATCTGCATTTGGTTTACCATATGTACTAACGAGTGTTATTTCACTGTCTATTTGTTTTACTTTGTCTGCTGGACCCCATTGAAATATTCCAGCAAATGCACCAGCGGTCTGTTGAACTGCGGGTACAACGGTTGTTGCGTCCACTTCAGCTACATTTACGCCTGGAGAGATTTGAAATGCCATTTTATTCTCCTTGAATTATTATGTTCTTTTGGCAAAATACCATAAGAGTATTTATG